TGGCGGAACACGGGCAAGATCACCTTCGGCGATGTCGGCGCGTCCGCCGGTCTAGAACTCGGCTCCAGCGGTCCCCGCGTCATGTCCGGTACTGGTTCCCCTGAGGGTGTCGTAACGGCCCCGGTGGGGTCCATGTGGCTTGACACTGCTGCCACCACGGGCGCGATCCGGTGGATCAAGGCCAGTGGCACGGGGAACACGGGGTGGGTGGTCGAGTACGGCGACACGGGACGCCGCAGCATGAACGCTGCCGCGCTCAGCAGTGACGCCGACTACACGATCAACAGTTGCTACGTGCAACGAGTCGGCAAAGTGGTTGAGTTCTTCGCAGAGGTCGTAGTCGGCGCGGGGTATTCTACGGGCGACGTTCTGTGGACTGTGCAAACTGGTTTCAGACCCAGCCTGTCCACCTATGGCGTTCTCACGAGTTACACGCCGACGACGGGAATCCTTGCCCGATATAACGGCGTGGACCTCCTCATCTACTCGGCCACTGCAACGACCCACCGGCTTAGGGGCACATGGCTAACCAACGACGCTTGGCCCACATCTTTACCAGGTACAGCCGCATAATCGCGGGGTATAGATTAAAAACCCAACCCCCACCCATACTATATACTTATAAGGGTAATGACACATTTGCCCTGGCTATTCTTTAATAGACGTATAACCTACTAATTCAGTAGTACTTTTGTTTTTGCAAAGTACTATGCTATACTGAGGGTACATCAATTTTATAGGAGTACCGATGCCAGATTTTTCATTCAAACTATTGCCAGACTTTTTGGAGAAGTATAAGGGGGTAGAGCCACCGTTCGGATTTCGCGATGTCGGTGGAAACTCTCTAGGAGAGATTGCCTTCTCTAGAACTTATTCTAGGCTTAAAGAGAATGGAAATAAGGAAACTTGGGTCGAAGCGGTAGAGCGCGTTACAGATGCCACTTACACCATTCAGAAAAATCATGTTAAAGAGAATAAACTTGAATGGAACGATCAAAAAGCGCAGTCAAGTGCAAAAGAGTTTTTTGATAGGCTTTTTAATCTAAAGTTTACTCCACCTGGCCGGGGTCTACAGCAAATGGGATCGCCGCAGGTAATGGGCGGAAATAGCGCAAGCCTACAAAACTGCGCCGTTATTTCTACAGGCGATATTGAGCGTCACGATCCCGGCAAGGTGTTTGAATGGGCCATGTTGGCTTTGATGTATGGAGTTGGTGTTGGAGCAGACATGCTTGGTGCAAAGAAAAAGATTGAGATTCGTGAACGCACAGGAGAGCCATTTAAATACATTGTTCCAGATGACAGGGAAGGGTGGGCTGACAGTCTTAGGATTCTTCTTAATTCATACCTCCGTCATAACAATCCTGTAGAGTTTGATTACTCTCTTATTCGCCCAAAAGGGGCACCACTTGTTTCTTTTGGCGGGAAAGCCTCTGGGCCTGATCCGCTCATTCGTCTTCATGAAACTCTAGAAAAGATTTTTGACTCAAGGGTAGGCAAAACGCTTGACAGTGAAACCATTACTGATATTTTCAACCTAGTGGGAAGTTGCGTTATTGCTGGTAGCACTAGGCGTTCTGCTGAAATTATGATGGGTGAATACAGTGATGAAGCATTCCTAGACCTAAAGAATCCAGAGGTTTATCCAGAACGTAACTCTTATGATCCATCTTCTCCTGGGTGGGCTTGGGCTTCCAACAACTCTATCAATGTTCCAGTCGGTGCTGACTATTCTAAATATGTTGATCGTATTGCTTCTAACGGAGAGCCGGGACTTATCTGGATGGATGTGGCAAAGACTCATGGGCGTATGATTGATCCTCCTGATGATAAGGATAGGAGAATTGTCGGATTCAACCCATGTTGCCTTTCACCAGAAACTACAATTATGACTAGCGACGGACCACAAAAAATTGCAGACATTTCTAGCGAGTTTATTGCCATTGTTGACGGTGTAGAGTACAAAGCAAAGAAGCCCTGGGTATCTGGTGTAGGTGACATTTACAGGTTGGCAACTAAAGAAGGATTTAGTCTAGAACTTACGCCAGAGCATCAGGTGTTAACAGAAGCAGGAGTGTGGAGGCAGGCAAAAGATTTAGAAGAAGGAGAAAAGATTAGGCTCAACAATCATAATTCTTATGTCTGGGGCAACCCAAACAACCTTGGCGAAGGATATGTGCTTGGGCAGTTTGTTGGAGATGGCAACTTCTCTAGTCATGGAGTTTCAAAAAGAAACCGTGGCGCTGTAAAGACTGGTGACACAATCTATAAGGCAGACTGCAAACTTTGGGATATTTCTGGTGACGATTTTGATTCAGCAGAGTTTATGGAAAAGATCGCCTCTCAGTATGCGACTCGCTCTGATTGGGCAGGGTGGAGTCAGGTAAGCAATAGGCCATACCAGATGATGACAATTACAAACCTTGCTCGTGAATATCGACTTGACCCAAACAATAAGCACAACATCTTTCACCTAGAGCAAGAGTCTAGCGAATTTTGCAAGGGTTTTTTGCGAGGCCTTTTTGATGCAGATGGGCATGTCGAAGGCTATGATGAAACCGATAACTTCAAAGGATTGTCTATTCGCCTTGGGCAGTCTAACTATGCGCTATTACAAAGCGCTCAAAGAATGTTGCTTCGCCTAGGGATTAACTCCAAAATTTATAATTCACGCAATGCGGGGCAGTCTTGGTTGCCTGACGGGAAAGGTGGCTATAAATATTATGACACCAAGCGTTCTTACCGATTGGTTATTTCAGCAGATAGTGCCATAAAGTTTGCTAAAGAAATTGGATTTATGCACCGTGCTAAAGCACAAAAACTAAACAACGCACTGTCTTGGAGAAAAAGAATTTACAAAAAACCATTTGTTGCTACGGTAAAGTCTCTAGAGTTCGTGCGTCGTGGAGAAGTGTGGGATACAGAGGTAGAGTCTGTCCATGCTTTTGATGCAAATGGGATTTATGCTCATAACTCCGAACAGCCTTTGGAATCACAAGAAATGTGTACCCTTGTCACTGTTCATTTGCAAAACGCAGAAAGCAAGGAAGATTTTCTAAGGACTCTAAAGTTTGCATTCCTTTACGCAAAGACTGTAACTCTTATGCCCACTCCTTGGACCAAGACCAATAGCGTTATGCAGAGGAACCGTCGTATTGGCTTGTCTCTTACTGGCATTACTGACGTTGTGGACCGTCGTGGGCTACCAGAGATTCTTGAATGGATGGAGGCGGGGTACGAAGAGGTACGTCGTCTAGATCATATTTACTCTGAGTGGTTGTGTGTTCGTGAGAGCAACCGAGTAACTACCATTAAGCCAGAAGGTAGTGTCAGCCTCCTTTCGGGTGCTTCCCCTGGCATTCACTGGGGGCCAGGAGGGAAGTTCTACCTACGAGCAATTCGTTTTGGAAACAACGATCCCATGCTTAGCCTATTCAAGTGGGCTAACTACAGAGTAGAGGCAGACCTAGTAAGTGACGACACTAGCGTTGTATATTTTCCCATGAAGACAGACTCATCTCGTTCTGAGAAAGAGGTGTCTGTATTTGAGAAGATCGGTCTAGCAGCGAAGGCTCAACACCATTGGTCAGACAACGGTGTTTCTGTTACCGTATCGTTTGACCCAGAAACAGAAAAGCATTTGCTTGTTCCCGCTCTTCGGCTTCACGAAGGCTCGTTAAAGTCTGTTTCGTTTTTGCCAATGTCCAATCAGGCTTATCCTCAACAACCATATACTCAGATTACAGAAGATGAGTATGAGGGGTACAAAGATCAGTTGATGAAGATTGACTTTACAGCAATCTATGAGGGGGTGGACAACCTTGAAGCCATCGGAGAGCGATTCTGTAGCAATGATGGCTCTTGTTCTCTCTTGTAATGACGAACTAACATGTGGTATAATTTATGTATGAAGATGTGCAAAAGATGCGAACAGGAAAAGCCTTTTTCTGAAATGAAAAAAGATAAAAGATATGAAGATGGACATGCACCGCTGTGCAAAAAGTGCCACGGCTTGCCACGCAGAAACATGAGAGCCACAGAAAAAGATAAAAGTTCATGGCCCGAGGGGCACCGCCCATGCAGAAAGTGTGACCAAATGCTACCCCTTGGCAAGTTTGGCAACAACAAAACAATGCCGCTAGGGGTGCATTCAATATGCAAGCAGTGCAGGAAGCCAATGTCAAAAGCGTACTACAATAAATGGATGGTGGGTAATCCAGCAAAAAGAATGCTTTGCTCAGCGCGCGCCCGCGCTGCAAATAAAAACCTTCCGTTCTCTATAACTGAAAAAGACATAGTTGTGCCAGAATACTGCCCGGTGCTTGGGATAAAGATAACCGACCTTGGTGGTAGACAAAAAGATTCTTCGCCATCGCTTGACAGGCTTATTCCATCTTTGGGGTATACACCAGAAAACATTAGGGTCATTTCTTGGAGAGCAAACTGGATAAAGCAAAATTCAACAGTTGATGAAATTCAGAAACTTGCTTTGTGGATGAAAAAAAATTCCTAATCTAAGATATAATGTAGTGTGGAAGAGCCATGTGAAGAAGGCGGCATAGGAGACTTTGCTGGGAAGAAATTCATGTGGCTCATGTACGATGATACCTATGTTGAGGTGTGTTTTGAGTCTGGTGAAACCATTAGGGTGAAGAATACTCAAGAGGGCTGGTCTGAGTTTTTAGTTTGGGCTTTAATGGTTACTAAAACGTTATAATTATATTTATTTATCTACTAACGTCTTTGATGACTCTGCTCTGGCTTTGGCAGGCAAGTACACGATTGGGCTGCGGGTAGAGACTGAGGTAGAAGCCGAAGGTGTTGATAAGATTCACTCTACCTAAATGCTATACTTATACATATGTTCAACAGGTATGCAAAACGGGTAGAGTCTGAACATCCCATTCAAATCTGGTCGTTTGATGCCAATGCCCATTACGTTTCGCTGGCAACAGAACAAACCAGAGACATTAGCAGTTGGGCTACAACCAATGTGTTTACTATTGGGTCTGGATATGATAGTTCAGTTATCGGTGTGCCTTTTCAGGAATCTGCTGTAACGGCAATTGTCCCAGATCAGGTTGCCAACTCTAGCCCCTTTGGCGGAAGTGCGTGGGGGCCTGAGTTTGCTGACAGCCCTTTCGGAACATCATATGCTGTAGAGGCTCCAATAGTGTTTGCGGAGGCTGATGTCTATACTGGGGTTGAAATTGCCGTATCTGTTTTTGTTAAGGTTCAAGCCTCTAGTTTGTACTATATTGAAATTGGTTCGACCAATCTTCTTGAAAGAAATTATATCCCAGAAGACGTAGATGACGAATGGGTTAAAATCTCTGGAAGGTGCCTTTCAACAGATGGAAACATTCTTATTAACTTTATGCCTCTAGCAAATCAAGACAGAGATAGTCTGACTGTGTACCTTAATGGACTGTCTGTTGGTCAGTATGCTGAGCCAACATCTTCATACTCTCTTGGTGTTCCTATCTATGAGCCACCAACAACGCTAACTGCTGACAATCCAGCAGGAGCAGACACCCTTCCTTCTTCTTCTAGTGTCAAGGTTGCTGATTGCCCATCGTCAAGTTTGGACATGCCAGGGTATTATGTGGCAAAAGATCAACGCTTGCTAGCCTACCATGCCAGCATTCCTTTGGCATATGGATCAAAGGATGCTGTTCGACTAAGACCACCACCGCCAGCAGAAGAGGGGGACTACCCTTCTCTCATTCTTGATGGAGGAGGGTTCCTTAATGAATTAGGAAGATATGACACTTATTCTGTAGAGTTTTGGTTAAGAATTGTTGGGTCGTCTTATGACACCAAGAGGATTTTTGGTCCTACCCAGTCACCTGATGGGCTGTATGTGACAGAGAGTGTTATGAGTTTGTCTATTGGAAACAAAGTTGCTTCCTCGCATATTGGAGACATGTCTGACCCTATGCTTATTCACATTGTTTATGGCGATAACTTGGCCGAGGTATTGGTCAATGGTGAAAAAATGATTGCCATGACTGTAGACCCAGCATCCTTAACTCTTCCAAAGATGGACCTAACACATAATCAGAAATGGCTAGGGTTTTGGTGCTATGCGGATTTAGAGCCAATCTATGTTGACTGTTTCAGTATTTTCGGGTATAAGATTGATGAGATTATTGCTAAGCGTAGGTTTGTTTGGGGACAAGGTGTTGCTGATGTTGGATACATGAACTCCACATTTAATGGTCAAACCGCTTATGCAGATTTTGCAACATCAAATGCCACCACCAATATTTCTTATCCAGATAACTCCTTTTGGTATAACGGCCAGAATAAAAACCTTGCAGCGGATAAACGTCGTTTAGGGTTGCCAGAATATGTTCTTCCAGAGTTTGTGTTTAGTTCAAAAACATTAAGCGAATGGTATGGAGATACATATACAGCAGGTAAAACAGATTTTTGGATGCGCCCCAACCCAGATTGGGCAAATGAAGACGTTTATATTCGCTTTAACTCATTGAGTAATTTTATTGGAAACGTTAAGGGGTTGGCTATTAAGTGGAGGCCAAAAGCAATTGGTATGCCTGGGTTGCAGGACTATCAGTCTTTTGACAATCTGACTGCTGGTCAGTCATATAGTGATTTTGATACAGACCTTGCTGGATTTAATTATGAAACACTGGTTGGCTGGCAAGACTTTAGCATGTTAACAGATTATCAGTCGTTTAACGATGCTTATTCTGGACAAACCTATGGGGATGCCGATACATTATTGAGTGGCAAAGCATATGCGGTATTAACTGGTGGACCAGATATTAAGCAGCCTCTTGTTCTTATTAGATCAAAAAGCACTCCAACAACTAACGTAGATGTTTATACAGACGAACAAAAACTATTTGTTAAGTTTAATGTTAGCGGCGAATCAACAACATTGTTGGAAGAAACAATAAATCCTGATGTTGATAACCTTACATATATAAACTTAGAGTCTTTAACTGAGTCGTTTTCTGGATCGTCTATTCCTCAACAACTTATTAGTTTTTTGTCAAACAAAAGCGATATAGAGGTATTGGTAGGAGGTGACGGAAGAGTTACATTTAGTGGCAGCATTTATAACTTCTCATTTATTGACCAGTATTACAACAGTGCAATTAATCCTGCTATCCAAACAACATATACCTGGGCAGCAAACACTGTAACGGTGACAACTGCTAACGCACATGGACTTAAAGCCGGGGATATTCTTGAAGTAGAGTATTTAACGGGCGGTATGGTTTCAGACACCACTGGATATGCACGAGTAAAAGAAGTAACATCATCTACAGTATTTACCATTGCTAAAAATGGCAGCGGAACAGCAGGAACAATGCAATACCGTTCTCCGCACTTTGCCACTAACTTTACCACTAACACTGAGCAGTTTGATGTTTGCTCTTACACTCTGCTTCCTAAAACGGAATTCGGCAGGTTCTATGCAGACATTGGTGTGCGCGGGTATTGGTCAGACTACATTCCTTTGCAACGCCTTGCTGGTGTAGCCTATGACGAATATGGCAATCCAGGTTCTGCTCTAGACCTTATTCAATTTAACATGGGGTACCCAGTAACCAACGCCACTATTCCTCTTAACTCAGAGGTTTGGGACTATACAGAACTAATGGGTGAGGGTTACACCTATTCAGCACTGAATCTTTTGTTTGATGACTATGGTGCTCTGTCTTTCTCTGGTGCTGAAAACTCAACACTACAGCAACGAGACACAGCAAACAGTTTTGTTAAAGCATTTGTTTCATTCCAAGGATCTGCAAACAAAATTCTAGACTTCTACGAATTAGGAGAGCACTATCCATCAACCACTGCTGATCTTGTTTATGCTAACTTCTTAGAAGAAAAACAAAACTCAAAAATTGAAGTGGTTGACGGTACCTCTATTATTCCTCCCAGAAACAAGCGTATTGAAGACATGGTTATGGCAATGTATCTAGAGGTTGTTGTTCCAGGCATTAAAACATACCCCGTTGCTCTAAGAAGCCTAGAGGTTTGTTCATTTGCTATGCGTCGTGACGGCTTCACTCCTATTGGAAGCAAGTATCAGAAGGATCTTTATCCTTTCGTTACCAATGGATTCTTTTATGATTTCAATACTGTCGCCCCGTTTAAGATTAACAAGAGGGGGCTTCCGTTGTTTTACCAAGGAGAAGAGTCTGGGTTTACCCCGCTGGGAACACCGTCATCAGGCACTGAGCAAGGAATGTTCCTTGACTTCTCTGTAGCGGGAGGAAACTCTTTTAAGATTGACTCATTGCAGTTATGGGTTAAACGAAATGAAGACTTCCCCGTAGAAAAACAAAAAGTCTTTGAAATGGTTTCAGCAGATTCCATCAACTCCATCTTTGGTAGAAAAGTAATATCATTTTATTTAGAGCGGTATTTTAATGATCCCGAAAGAGCAATGATTACAGCATATGATGAAACAGGCAGCGATGTTACCAAGACTGGGGAGATTCTTTTTTCACATAATGGTAGTGAAGTTAATGCAATCATCTTAAGTAAAAAAGAGTGGTCTGCTTTGGGTATCCGCATGAATAAGGACGAAGACAGAAACATTAATGGTAAGTTTTATATTAACTTGCTAACAGGTTTAACATATAACAACATTTCTGTATTCCAGCCAACTGAAGATCAAGAGCAGCTTGTGCAGTATAGAAAGTGGCTGGAGGTCAGTGACTTTGATTGGCAATACTGGTATCAAGAAGTGGGACAAGATATAAAAACGTGGGAAAACATGTTGTCAACTATCTCCATTAAGATTTCTTCCACGAGCATAGCCAAGAATATCTATGAAGCATATATTGGTCAGCAATCAATTTCTATTGACTCAGCCTCTGACTTTAGGCTAACACAAGACACGATCAGGCATTATTCTGACAATGTGTGGTCAAGCCGTGTACTAATTCCTACTTAATATGGTACAATCATGGTATGCCAAACCCAGGAAAGTCCAAAGCCACCGTCATTCCAAAGATGTACGATTGGGGGCTGTACTTGTGGAGGAAAAAGGACGGACACCTCTTCCATGATGGTGAGGGTAATATGCTCAACATTCCTGGCGTAAAAAATGATATTACTGCAATGGCAGAGATTCGTAAAGCTGCTGCCTATTATGGTGAGCCAGATGGAGAGCCCTACTTCGTTGCTGGTGTTTCCCGTGCCACTGATGAAGAGTACAGCGAGCAGACAGAGCGTATGAAAGCAGGACTTATTCCAAACCTTAATGACCTTGGTGCAGTCTACGATGCTCAACAAGGACTCAAAGCCCATGGGGAAGATAGTTGATGTCTTGGCGAATTGACGAAGATGTCGTCATCATTGATGGTCTAAACATTGACAAGGCTAAAGTAGTTAAGAAGAAGGGCAATGATCCTTTCATGAAGTCATGGGAGAATATTCGTTCTTACCGTGGCATTGACAAAAACTTTAAGCGGCGTTCAGATCGTAATCTTGAAAAGGCAGATCAGATGCCGCAAGGAAATGATGCAGGCTCTAAGCAGATCAATCCAGGGTCCGTTATTCGGACAGGGTATGGAGTATTCGATGTCATCACCCCTCCATATAATCTTTTTGAACTAGCCCAGTATTACGAAACCCACTTCGCCAATCATGCGGCGGTAGACACAAAGACAGCCAACATGGTTGGTCTTGGATACCATTGGGAACTATCTGAAGCGGCAATGGCGCGGGTAGATAGTAAAGAAACTGAGAAGCAGCGTGATGCTGCACGAGCCAAAGTAGAGCGCAACAAGGTTATGCTCAACAAGTGGCTAGATGAACTTAACGACGAAGACACCTTTATTGGTACTCTTGAGAAAGTCATTACAGATTTGCATTCTGTAGGTAATGGGTACCTTGAAATTGGGCGGAAGTCTAATGGAGAGATTGGCTATGTCGGTCATATCCCTGCACTCACTGTACGGGTACGCAGAGAACGAGATGGTTATTGTCAGATTATTGGAAACAAAATAGTCTTCTTCTCAGCATTCGGCAAAGATGTTCCCAACCCAGTAACCAATGACCCATCCCCCAACGAGATTATTCACTTTAAAGTCTATTCACCACTCAATACTTACTACGGTGTACCAGATATTGTGTCTGCTGGTCAAGCACTTATCGGTGACCAGTTTGCCCAGCAATACAACATCGACTACTTTGAGAACAAGGCTGTACCACGTTACATCATCACTGTCAAGGGCGGCAAACTATCCCCTGATTCAGAGCAGAAACTGTTTGAGTTTATGCAAAGCAATCTTAAAGGCCAGAACCACAGGACGCTGGTTATTCCGCTACCTCCCGACAATGACCAAACCAAGGTTGAGTTTAAGATGGAGGCCGTTGAGGCGGGGGTACAGGAAGGATCATTTGGCAAATACCATGATTCAAACCGTAACGATATCCTCACAGCCCATCAAGTACCACTATCCAAGATTGGTATGGGCGACGGTAGCCTAGCAGGAACAATCGCTTCTGACCGCACATTCAAAGAACAGGTTGCCCGTCCAGGTCAACGCATGATTGAGAAGAAGATCAACACTATGATGAAGGAAGTTTCAGACATGTTGGTATTCAAATTGAACGAGTTGACTCTCACTGATGAGGCTGCACAAGCCCAGATCCACGAGAAGTATCTACGCTCCCAGGTTCTACTACCTAATGAGGTTAGAGATGAACTGGGTAAGGCACCTCGTCCTGGTGGAGATAAGGTTCTAGAGTTGTCTGCTCGTCAAGCAGCAGACGCTAAGAATGAGACTCAAGGAAATGATTCTCGGGCCACTGATAGAGAGAACAATGCAGCCGATAATCCTAATACGGTTAACGGACGAAAGCCGCAAAACGATTCAGGAAACGATTAGTATAAAATGATGATATACTGTTATTGCCATGATTGGCGAAATATTTAGTTATGGAGAAGGCTTTGTACGAAACTAAGGTTGCCTATGATGGTGACAACATTCGGCTATCTATGCCTCTCTATAAGGTTGACCAGGAAAAGCGCATTGTTCATGGCTTTGCAACCCTAGACAATCTTGACAAACAAGACGATATTATCACTAAAGCGGCCAGTGTTAAAGCATTTGAGAGATTTCGTGGCAATATCCGCGAGCAACACGATCCCCATAAGGCAGTCGGACGTATTGTCACTTTCCGTGAGGATTCAATCTATGATGCCGAAACAGCAAAGACCTATAATGGAGTATTTGTTAGCGCATACGTGTCCAAGGGTGCAGAAGACACCTGGCAGAAAGTGCTAGACGGTACTCTCACAGGATTCTCCATTGGTGGCTCCATCAAAGAGGTTGAGAAAGCATACGATGAAGATGTTGATAAGTCAATCCGCATCATTCACGATTATGATCTTGTTGAGTTGTCCCTGGTAGACAACCCAGCGAACCAACTAGCCAATGTTATTAGCATTGAAAAACTTGACAACGGGACAATGCACATTGATACCCCGCTTATTAAGGGCGGTATTGAGAACATCTTCTGGTGCAAAGAAGATAACATTGTAATTCTAAAATGCACAGAAGAAGAAAGGTGCGCTGTCTGTAATGCAGGAATGGCAAATGTCGGATTTGTCGAATCAAACGATATTGACAAGCGAACAACTATCAAATCTTCTCTTGATTCTTTCAAGAAGAACGCGGTGACTGGCGACACAGAAAAAGAAATAGTAAAGGAGGCGAATATTATGGCAGAAGACGCAATTGTTGAAGAGGCTGTAACCGAAGAGGTTATCAAGTCCGAAGATACAGTTGAGGAAAGTGCCCCCGAAGTGGAGGCCGAAGTTGAGAAGGCTGATGAGGCACAGGCAGAGGCCGAAGTTGAAGAGGTAGAAAAGTCTGACGAAACTGTTGAGGCTGTTGAGGCCGAGGTAGTAGAGAAAGACTCTGCTGCCGATAAGGTTGATGAACTTAACAGCCTTCTGGTTTCAAGCTTGTCTACTCTTGCTGATGCAGTAAAGGGTCTGAACGAAAAGATTGACGCAATGAACAAGTCAATCAACGGTGTTCAGTCCGAAGTTGCAGAAGTAAAGGGCAGCACTGATAATCTTGGAAAGCGAGTGGACGCAGTAGAGGACACTACAGCTTTCCGTAAGTCTGGCGATCTTGGCGAGGTCGTTCAGGAGCAGGTAATGCAGAAGTCTGCATCACCATGGGGCGGTCGTTTTCTCAATTCAGCCGACCTATAACAGAAAACAAAATAAATAACAACAGGAGGTGAAAGTTAAATGTCGGAAGAAATTCTAGAAAAGTCAGCAGAGCAGGGCGCATTTGCGTCAGGTGGCATCGGAGGTGTTACTGATCCTGCTTCTGGCATTCTCGGTAACGTCCCCAGTGCAAACATGGGCGTTACAACTGGTCCGAATGCTGTCAACCCCACTGGTGTTGCTGGTGGTATCTTGGCCCCTGAACAGTCTCGTCGCTTCATTGATTATGTGTGGGACGCAACTGTTCTAGCCAACGATGGCCGCAAGGTAACTATGCGGGCTAACACAGTCGAACTAGAGAAGGTAAACGTAGGTGAGCGTGTACTCCGTGCAGCCAATCAGGCTGACGGTACATACGTAAACGCTGGGGCTACCTTCACCAAGATTGAGCTAACCACAAAAAAGATTCGTCTTGATTGGGAAATCTCAACTGAGGCCCTAGAGGACAACCTAGAGGGTGCGGCACTAGAGGACCACTTGGTTCGTCTAATGACCAATGCATTCGCTAATGACCTTGAGGATCTTGCAATCAACGGTGATGGAAGCACTGGGAACTTCCTCAGCATCCTTGACGGGTTCGTGAATCAGGTACAAACTGGTAGCGATGCTCATGAGGCTGTTGTAACAGTTTCCAATAACGAGTGGACTCCAGAGGTAATGCAGGGTGTGATTTCAGCACTACCCCGTAAGTACCGCGCTCTCAAGAGCGGGCTAAAGTTCTACGCTTCAACCGATACCTTTGCAGGTATCGTTGCAGCCAATGGTACTCTAGCCGATGCAGTTTACACCGATACGTACCGTGACCGCTACCTAGGTGGCGCAGATCAGGTACTAGGTAACGCTCGTCAGACCCGCGTTCTCGGAGTACCCGTCATGGAGGTTCCTTACTTCCCTGACGATTACGTGGAACTAACGTTCCCACAGAACCGCGTCTGGGGATTCCAGCGTGACGTAACCGTTAACCGCGAGTACAAGCCCAAGAAGGACACCATTGAGTACACAGTATTTGTGCGCTTTGGTATCTGTTGGGAAGAACTGGATAGCGTAGCATTTGCTGACGCAGGTGCCGATACAACTGCCTGACTCTAACAAGTACTAGCAGTACATGGATGGGGCACCCCCTTTATGGGGGTGCCCCTTCTATTTGTTTATGATACAATAATTGTATGGGAAGAACTTGTAAAGTGTGCAAGCAAGAAAAAGAACTATCTTGTTTCCCCAAGAATGGTAAAGACCGTAATGGCAACACTATTTATCGACCAGAATGCAAACCGTGCCACTCTGAAGCAAAAAAGTTAAAGTATGCTACTGATGGCAAAACCGCTACTAAACAAAAAGAACAAAAAAGACACAAGTATATTACCGACCTAGAGTGGAAAAAAGAAAAATTGCTTAAGTCTAACAAGTGGCAGTCAGAAAAATATGCCAATGATCCTGGGTGGAGAAAGAAAAATAATGAACGAGGGTATCAATGGAAAAAGACTCCACAGGGAAAAGCAATGGCTAATGCTGCATCTTCTGCTTACCGCGCTCGTCTTAAGCAAGCCCCGACAATTGATGGGGTCAACGCACTTGAAAAAGAGTTTAGACTAAATATGAAGTTTTGCAATAGTTGTGGAACGCAAGATCAATTAACTCTTGATCATGTGGTACCTTTGGCTAAAGGGGGCACCCATACCCCAGAAAATTGGCAATGCCTTTGTCTCAGATGCAACTCATCAAAAAGCGCAAAAGTTTGACGTTTTCATTTGCTATAATGATTTAGGAGGATTTTAATGAAGAAACTATCGGCACGAACAGTTGCTGAACTAAAAATGATGGCCCAGGAGCAGGGCGTTGACGTTACTGGTCTTAAGAAGGCCCAGATCGTAGAGGCTCTAGAGGCTACTGGAGACAATGTGATCACTAGTGCAACTATTAAGCCTAGTGGTCAGGTGTCTGATCCTAGTGCTACATCTAATGCTCAGGGAGTTCTTATTTCTCCCCAGCCTGCAAAGGTGAAGACTGTTCCTAAGCCTGAGGTTAAGCCACAGGATGATCCCAGCAAGGTGGCTATTTATGCACCCCGCAATTTGGCGTGGAATGGTGTAGGAAAACTAACACAAGGTTTTAATTTTGTTACAAAGGAGGAAGCCAATAAGTGGCTAACTTTGCGGTCGGTGCGGGAAGCATCACCTGAAGAAGTAGCCAGTCATTATGGCGTTAATTAATGGAACTTCTTAGGAAGGCCCCTTTCCCCCTAGAACTAGTCTACCCAGCAGGAACGTTTGATAATGATACTGAATATGTCGTTGGACTTGCTTCTACTCGCAACTCTTTTGTTGTGGAGTATGAGGTCACATCTTCTGCTACTGGTGGTCTTACTGTTACTTTTGATGACAATATTAGTCGCTATGATGCTGAGTATTCTTTAACTATTTGGCCTGGTACAGCACTTGCTAAAGGAGAGGTTGTTCTTCTAGATAATCTTCGTATTGTTCGACCTTATGTGAATACCGCCGTTGTGGCCCCGGTAGGCCAAGACGAAGAGTATACCAAGTTTGAGCGTATTGCTCGTATCATGATTGATAACATTGTTGGTGGATTTTATTATACTTCTGCTCTTTATGACATTCAAGGCACTGGCACAGACAAACTGGTAGTCGGTCATCGTGTCAATAAACTTTTGAGTTTAACAGAAAACAATGTTCTTGTGTATGAGATTGAGGGAACGAGTAACTTTGCAGAATATACTTTGAATTCAGACAAGACTGCGATTATCGTTTTCCAAGACGGGGTAGAAGATAACCGTCTAGAAGGACGGCCAGTAACCCTACCCACTGGTGGTTCTGATTCCTATAATCCTGGCTATCGTTCACCAGCCTTCCCCAATGGCTATGACTATACTGTTCAGGTAGAAACTGGTTGGCCCATGGTTCCCCAAGATATTCAGGAGGCCACTGCTCTCATCATTGAGGACATGGCTTGCGGGGCACCAAACTATTGGAGCAAGTATGTGCGCGAATATGAAACAAAGGATTATCGCGTAGACTTCCACCGCCCATCCTTTGCTGGTACAGGGAATGTTATTGTTGACCAGATTTTGCACAGGTATATAGGAGAAACACTTTACAATAACATCAGGGTGCTATGATGTTTTGCAATACGTTCTTTCCACTCAAAGCAGATATCTTTTATGCTGTTCAAACTCAGAATGATTTTGGCGAGGTAGATAAAGCCTGGAACTTTGATCGGACTGTACGTCTTGACATGAACACTTCAACTAACTATAAGGACCAGCAGATGCAGCCTGACCAGTTCTTCTGGATGCAGGATATGCTCAATGGCCGGGTAGATAGTGACGTTAGGGTATCTCTTGATGGAGCGATGTATTCTCTCACAGATATTTTGATAGCAAATATTCGTAACGATTCAGAAACAGAAATCTATTTTGAGACAGCAGGCCCACGAACAGGAATGTCAACACTGTTTGAGGTCGCTGGGCTTCTTCCACACAATGATCCTTGGGGAAGAAACGACTACCATAAACTTGTTTTGAAGCGTAGCGAGTTGCAGGAGTTGGTTGACTAATGTCTGTTGTTATGCATGTTGACGCATCTGACTTTATTAGGAAGTGCAGGAATGTTGCTGCCTATAATGATGGGTTTGTGGCGGGTACTCATGATGGCCTACCCCCTCTTTTGCAAAAGATTGGTGCCACAGTAGTAGAGGCCATTGGGATGTTTATCGACCGTATGGCTGCTGGCAACCCGTCAGCCTTACACCATATTTATGAGTGGGGTAGCGTAGGTGGAGCGCGGCTGTTCAATTTCAGTTATGCTGCTGGTGGAAACACAGTAACCTTTAGTGGAGAAACCACGCAGTCTGGGTCGATTGCTCCTACCGCTGACCGTCCCTTCTACAACAAGGCAGACGTTATGGAAGCAGGACAATCAGTAACTATTGAACCATATGGGGAAGCCCTTGCATTCAATGATATTTTTGTTCGTGGTCCAGTGTTCGTAGCCAATCCTGGTGGTGGAGGAACAGTAGGACAGTTCCAGAGAGTCACAGATCAATTCTTTACCCAATATGTTACCCAGGCTTTTCTTGCCCCTATTCTAGAGGCTCTCTCGTACCCAGAACCGTATGCTGCGTCATTCGTAGCGGGTGCAAATGGTGGCGGATTCGGCGCAGGGTCAGCGGCAGGGTATCGTTACATTGCAGAAGCACCAGTAGGGAGTATTTCAGTATGACAGAATTAAAGAATGCATTTCCTATCCCGGTCCTGCATGTTAACAAATATTTATGGGATGCTATGAATGGTATCGACACAACCCTAGCAGCGCAGTATGGGGACATCGTTCCCTTCTTCCCATTAGCAGATTCCCGTGCAGGAGATGCGGGATGGGGAACAAAGCCTTATGTTGTTTATGACAGCCTATTCAAGTTGCGTGGCAAGCCCTTCTATGCTATTAAGAAACTACAAGTTATGTATTTCGTGCGGGGTAGCGCAGAAGATGTAGTCACATGGTCTAACACTATTGGACACATCCTAGATAGAGAAGACGCATCAGCACAAGACATAAACGCTTATCTTACGGAAAGCAACCCGACTGCTGGTATTTACTTCCACAGAACCAGGGTATTGCAAATTGATATGGTGAACGACCAACGTCAAGACTTATCAGTAAGACAGCAATACACTTCCTCCATGATCATTGATTTGGAGTATCACATCTCACTTGACTCTGGCTTTAACTAAAACGATGCTAGAATAGACATGAATTGAGAAACGCGCCAAACAACTTAATAATTCTATAAAAAAGGAGTGAATAACATATGGCATACAGTCGTGGTGATTCCAAAAACATCATCGTGGGTGCTGCTGCAATTTTCGTTGCTGACGGACCACTAAACGTGGTTCAGACGGGCGATACTGGGGCCAATGGTCTAGCGACCTACCCAGCATTTGTTGGCTCAGCATCATACCGTGACACACTATCCAGCGAAACCGATTTCGATAACGTTGGGTACACTACCGATGGTCTAGAGGTTTCTTTTGAGCCTGACTTCGGTGAAGTAAGTGTCGATCAGGTACTTGACGTTGCAAAACTATACAAGCAGGGTATGAAGGTTTCCATGAAGACCTCTTTCGCAGAGGCTACTCTTGAGAACCTACTTATCGTTCTTGCATACGGATCAACTGAACTAACTGGCACCAAGTCATCTTCTGACGGACAGTCCCTAAACCTATCCGCTGGAGACATTGGTGAGTGCCCCGTGGAGCGCGGCATTATTGCTGTCGGTCCCGGTACTGGTGATTGTTCTGTTTCTGACAAGGTTGAGCGCGTATACATTGCATACCGTGCGCTTTCAATTGAGTCTGTTAACGTTTCAGCCAAGCGTGACGAGGCCAGCAAGTTTGAGGTTAACTTCCGCTTGCTGCCCGAAGACACAACTGGTTCTTACGGCAAGATCATTGACCGCACTTGGGCTTGATCTAACAACTAAATAGTAACGGCCCCCCATAGGTTTTAATCCTGCGGGGGGTCTTTGCTATGCTATAATTGCCTTAGTTGTTGTCAGCAAAGGAGTATTAAATGGCAAGCAAAGTTTATTCAACCGAAGAGGTTGAATTGTTCAGTGGCAAAAAGTTGGCTTTGCGGCCACTTAAGATTTCCGTCCTTCGTAAGTTCATGAAAGAGTTTGAGGCTATTAGCCAAACTGACGTTCTTGGCGACAACGAAAAATCTCTAGACGTTTTGGTTGGTTGCGTAGCAATTGCCATGGAGCAGTTTGACCCAGCACTTGCAGACAACCGCGAGGCTTTGGAAGACGAACTGGACATGCCTGCTGTCTACAAGATTATCGAAGTTGGAGCGGGTATCAAACTCAATGATGATGACCCAAACCCTCAGGTGGCGGTGCTGGATGGGACGAACTAGACCTAGCCACCCTAGAAGCCGAAGTATTCCTTTTGGGAATATGGAAGGACTTTGCCGAACTGGAGGACAACCTTTCCATGCCAGAGTTAACGGCAATACTTAAAGCATCCCGCGACGCTAACCACAGTGAGAGAAGGTTCCTAGCCGCTATTCAAGGTATTGACTTAGATGAGGCTACCGAAGAACAAGAAAATCAGTGGGAAGCCCTTAAGGCCCGCGTCGCATCTGGTGGAAAGGCTGAAAGTTCTAAAGACATTCTTTCTCTACAAGGTACCGCTGCTGCACAAGCAGGTTTCGGTATTGGATATGGTCTTGATCTGGAAGTAATTGATGCCGATGGAAATGTGACGAAGCATGGATAATGTTTGCCAAGGGATTAATTGTGACCGCATCGCCGTATCAAAAGGATTCTGCGATAAACACTATCGCAGATTACTGAAACATGGCAACCCAGAGCATGTGACAACTTATGTTCCCTCATGGTGTTATGCAGACCGCTGTGATAGATTTGCTGTTTCGAGAGGGCTTTGTGACAAACATTACCGAAGGCTGCTTAAGCACAATGACCCCAACTGGCAACCGCCATCTTTGTCTTATGAGTGTTCTGTTGATGGATGCAAGAATAAAAGAATAGCAAAAGGTTTTTGCTCAAGACACTATGAGCAAAACAAGCAAGGGGTTGATTTTGCTTCAGCATCCCAAGTCAGAGAGGCTTGGGCAGGAGTTTGTGATATCTGTAAAACAGACATACCAAGCGGCCCAAAGAAATCTTGGTGTTTAGATCATGACCATCAAACAGGAAAAGCTCGTGGCATTTTGTGCGCGGCTTGCAATATTGGGCTCGGAATGTTTAAAGATGATGTTGATATACTTAGTAATGCTATGAGATATCTTTTAAAAGACAAAGACGTTTTGTTAACCGCTCTTGCGGAGGCAGGAGGTGACAATAAATAATGGTTGCTGTTAATGCAGTAATTAGAGTAAACATTGACGCATCAGCGGCCAATGCTGGACTTGCCTCAATGGCTACCCAAATGGGTAAGTTCAATAAGGGCATGATTGCTGGCTCTGCGGCAATGAGTGCTGCCCAGGTGGCGGCTGCTCGTAAAGCAGCAGGGGCACTCAATGCTACTGGCAACTGGATGGCCAGTACTGGCACCATGATGACTGCTACTGGGCGTATGGCTCAGCAGTTTGATAAGGGTACTGCTAAATCTTTTAGTTCGTTCCGCCAAAACATGGCGATGAACAACCGCAGCATGACTGCATCTAGTGGTATTAACCAGTTGGCTGCTGCCCGTGTTCGTGCATTGCAAACTCAATACGTTGCGCTGGGACGAGAAGTTGATGGCGTTCAAAAGGTAATGAAGGCGCAACCTACTGGAATGGTTGCTAACCGAGCATGGGGTTCTAGTGCTGAGTTTGCTGCACAGCGTGCAATTTTATTCCGTCGCAACCTAACAATGGGCGCTAACTCCATGATTAACTGGGGCAAGAATACTCAGTGGGCTGGTCGTCAGATGATGGTCGGTATGGGTATTCCTATGGGTCTTGCAGCAGTAGGTGCAGTAAGGTCATTCAAGGAAATTGAAGCGGCATCTATTAGCTTTAAACGTGTTTATGGTGATGCTACTACTAGTGCTGGCGAAAAAGCACAAATGCTGGGGACTATCCAAAGCGGGGTAGCCCAGGAAATGACTAAATACGGTATTGCCGTATCAGACACTCTAGACGTTGCAGCCAAGGCTGCTGCCACTGGTCAAAAGGGTGACGCTCTTATTGCAGCCACCAGAGAGACTATGCGTGTTGCCACATTGGGCAACATGGATTACATGACTGCTCTTGAGGGAACTATTGCCACTCAGACAGCATTCGGGGTATCGGCAAGGGGAATGACCCGCGTTACGGACTTCATGAACGCTGCTGAGAACCAAACAATTCTTTCCATGGAGGATATGTCCAAGGCAATTCCTCGTGTCGCTCCTGTCATCCGTGGCCTTGGTGGCGACGTAGAGGATCTGGGTGTATTGATGACTGCTCTGCGTGCTGGTGGTGTGACCGCTGAACAAGGTGCCAACGCACTAAAGTCTGGTCTAGCGTCACTTATTAACCCAACATCTTCTGCCACCGAGGCAATGAAGTCTTTTGGTATTCCTCTAGATAAGATCGTTCAGGCTAATAAGGGTGACCTTATCGGGACGGTAGAGGGATTCGGCAAGGCATTAGGAAAACTGCCTAAGTTCCAACAACAGCAGGCACTAGAATCTTTATTCGGTAAATACCAATACGCTCGTATGGGTGCTTTGTTCCGTAACATTAACAAGAAGCAGGCACAAGAAACTGCAAAACTAAGCAAAGAGTCTAATGCAAACCTTGCTCAAATGTCAGAAAACGAATTAGGACAGATCGCTGACTCCAATTTGACACAATTCCAAGGCGCTCTTGAACGACTCAAGGCTGCTGCTGCCCCACTAGGTGGACAGATCATGGGATTCCTTGCCCCCATTATTGACTTCGGGGCCAAGATTGTAGACTTCTTTGCAACTAATGACATTGCAGGCCAGGTATTGATGTGGGGTTCAGCGTTCGCTGGTCTTGCTGGTGTAGGCACAATGCTCACTGGTGTATTCGCTAACTTCTTTGGCACCATGATTAAGGGTGGCCAGTTTATGCACCGTATGGGACGAGGGATGATTGGTCGTCCTCTGCCCAAGTATGAAACTATTGCTGATCTAGAAGCTACT